AGAGATAAAGCCCTGCCGGTGCATCACTTTCCAGATGGCGCGAATTTTGGCGGTCACCGTACCCGGTTTTAAGGCCCGGTTAACCGGTTTCTGACGCACTTTAAAACCGCGTTTTTTGAAAACATCCAGCACGCGGGATAACTCACCGGGTGACATATCCCGGCAGCTGGTTTTGCCGGTGGCTGCCAGTAGTACGAATGTGTAGGTCTCATCATCCAGGGCAAGCTCGCGCTTTGCCACATGAATAGCGGATATCAGTTTCCCTCTCATGCTGTATCAACACTCCTGCTGATATGATAGATATTACTTTCCCGATCGAGCTGAACCCGATACTCCGGAGGAATCACAAAAATATTAAAACCATCATCAGTTTTTATTCTTGAGTAGTATTCCCCCTTATGATATCTGGCAAGTGCATTAATCAGAGAAGTCGCCGCCAGCCCAATCAGGTATTTTTTATGAAAAATACTGATAACTTTCCGGCACAGCCATCGTGTAATGACGAATGCACCGAAAAACGATGTGATATATAAACACCAGAACAACTGCGAACTACTGTCCATTATCTTTCTCCTTATTCAGTCTTCTGCGACATTCGGCACAGTCATCAGGGCTTTCAAATGTATCCGGCTCGCGATTATGAGCCAGATATAACCACCGCCTACATATACTGATATTATCGCCAGTTTTAAAAAAATGATGCTTCTTAGCCATCAGAGGGCGCGCCCATCCAGCGGGTAGACTATTCATTTGCTTTATCCTCCATACTGGACAAAATCATCTGTATTAATGTCGGGCGTGGAGATATACGCATTTCATTAAGCGTCTGAAGGGCAGCAACGGCTGCCTGTTTATCGGTGCCTTTGGCAATTTCCGCAAGAGAATGCACAATCCATAACGGACTTAACGCCACGACTGAATCCAGAATCATGTCATCCATAATAATTTCTGACACATCCCGCTTATCACATTCCTTATCCATAAAAGAAACGATTTTTTCCACATCTTCCGGTTTCATGCCTCCGGCGATAAGAAATTTGCGATACTCATAAGACGATCTTAATTCAATACTCATATTCATCTCCTGTAACTCTGACAAGGACGTGATTTTTCTCATTTATGTTTTCCAGTAATACGGATATATATGTCGATAAGAAGATTCATAATAAACAGGAAGAGCGACATCCTGATAAAGAACCAAATATCTGGCATCATGGACAGGTTTCCTGTAATCGCAAATATAAAACCAACCCCCAACACCGGAACGAAAATTGCGAAAAATACAAGTCTCTTTATCATGGCGTTAACTCCCGTAATACAGCGTCCTCGGCAGTCCGGCGATGGTGATAAATAAAATTCACCGTACTCTCGGATAATTCAAATTTCTCGCCTATTTCCCGGAAGGTAAGACGTCGTGGTGATTCAGCATCCCGTAATTCACGAATAAGATGAACATCATCGTCAGGTATACGGGTGAAGGGCAGCAATTCTCCGTATTTTTTCATGCTTACGCCAATATATCGCGCCCGATTGTGGACAGAATCCCGGTCTCGCCCCAGATATTCTCCTATTTGCTTACCGGTCATCGTTCTGGCATTTTTTCGGATAAATTTATCTTCATCATGTTTAAATCTTGGACGTTTGCATTTGAGCAACTCCGGGTAAGTACCGCGTAATAAAACAATCCGGTTATGTACACCCCAGAAACTTCTTTTTACCCTGACAGCAATATCCTTAACCGGGGTGGATGGATAAAGCGCAATCAGCAGCGCATCTTCTTCAGGTGTCCACGCACGGACATGAGCAGGTGCCTGACCTTTTCGCCCCATGGGTTGTAAAATCATCATACATCACCCCCTGACTCGCTTTTCAGCAGCATAAAACTCATCAGACAGAATTTCGGTCATTTTCTGATTTGCGGGTTTTACGCCGCACTCAAGGTAAATCACATCGTCAACGCAGAACCACTTCACAGGGCCAAACATGATTGCCGAGAAATCAATACCCAGCCAGAACAACAGTGCATCGGTTCTGGCATACGTGACGGGCGAATATTCACGCCACAGACTGTTAAGTTCGTCAGAGGCAACGCGCAGGGCTTTGGGAATACGTGATGTGCGCGGTGTGCAGCTCCAGCCATTCGACGCAGTCGGTTTTCGCCATAAGTCGCGATGAAAAGGATATTTGTCATCCATAAAGCGCAGCCCTTTAAAACAAAAGCCACTGATACCGGATACAAATACCGACCGGCACGCAACATTCAGCACGGCCTCAAGGCGTTTTGCCTCATCCTTAACTTTCTGGCAGTCCTGCTGATATTTTTGCCACGCGGCCAGCGCGGAAGGGTTTGATGTTTTAAAGAACATTACGCCACCTCCGCAGATATCCCGGCAGGCGCGGCCGTCCGGTCAACAATCAGGTAACGCAGAACGCGCGAGGTGATATTCCAGCCGCTTAAACCGCAGATAATGACACCCAGGCGTATGTCGATATACGCCATCACAAACTGGGGCACGCCTTCTTTCATGGCCTGCTCATCAACTTCAGCCACCACATAAACGGTTTCACAGGTCAGAACGCCCTGAGCAAATTCCCACGCCATTGACGGAATATCATGCCCCTCAATCCACGGCAGGGATTTTCTGAAGCTGCACCACTGAACATCATCAGCCGCACCTTCCTGGCTGCATTTGCGACGAACCGGCTGCACCGGGCGGGGACGCGGAATATCATAAAAACCGTTACATTCCGTCAGCACCCCGGCATCGACCGCATCACGCAGAAAATAAACCATCGAGGATGGCGGCATATTCATTTTTTCAGCCAGAATGCCGCAGGTCAGACGCCCGTAAATACTCAGCCAGTTTTTAACCCCTTCAAGCACTTTTGCATCAATCATGAATTATTCCTCCGTCAGCGCCACATATTCAGAATGTTTAATCTCCTGGCATTCTTCAGGAATACCCCCTTTTATTTCCCTGCCATAAGCGCCTACTTTAAACACCACGCACAGGGCATCACGGGAGAGCGACGGGGTCCACCAGGAGTCCATGTTAAACATGGAGGGGATTCTCATTACCCCCAGCTTTTCACAGAGCCAGACAAGGAAATCAGGACGCTTTCTTAACTCGCGTTCAGCGGCTTCAATCATTGCGGCAATCGCCGGTCCTTCAGGGCATGACTCATCAGGTCTGGCAATAAAGCACGGTCCGTCCCCGATAAAAGCCACATCATCGCGCTTACGCCAGCCCGCAGGCAGAGCACCAGAAAAATAAAACTCACTGATTACGTCCATGGCAAACGGCTTTAAGCGCAATCCGGCAGCGCCTGTATTTTTCAGTAATGCCCGAAGAATACTGTTGCGTAGCGGTAAAACAGTCTGTTGATATTTGGTGAAATATTTATTTGTCTGCACACGGTCTAATTTGAAATAAAAATATGCCATATATCCTGTTCCTTATTTTCAGTTTACAGGCGCAGGCAGTCCCCTGACGCGAGCGCCATACTTAAAACGATGTGATATTTAAAGATTTAATGCGGTGTTATTTATTCAGTCCGGCGTCCTGTTCAAAAGGCTCGACATAAAAACTTTCAGCGCCTTTATTCACCTTAATACCGGCAATGCCTTTCACTGCATCCGGCTCCGCCAGGACCGCTTCCTTGTTCACTTCCTCTTTCGTGCGGATGAATCGCTCAAGCCCCATACGGCGCAGCATTTCAATCACACCTTCCACATCACGGCTGACGCTGCATGATGGATTTCCCAGCCGCCATGACACTGTTCCGGTGGTCAGATTGGCTGTTTTGGTTTTGCCGCCGTTCGTCAGCTCATCGCGGTTGGTTTTGCACCAGTCCTGAATCCCCTTAAAAAGCACTTTGATTTCTTTTTTAAGGTTTTCAATCTGCGGCGTATAACGGGCGGTGATTTCTGCCACTTCATCATTCATCGCCGTTTCCAGCCGCAGCGCCTCTCGCTGAATATCGCCCAGGGTACGGATATCGCGGCTGACTTCTTCGCGGGTCTGCGGTGCAGCCTCGGCTGCGGCCTTTAATTTTGTAACACGTTTAGCCATTTTGTTTTTCCTTATTGCAGTGTGCCTGATGCTTTATGCACGCGGTGGCGTTTAATGATGGCATCCGCCCCAAAAGCCTGTACAGATGCCTGAAATTCCGCTGAGAGAAACTGAATAATTTCAGGACTGTGATACTGGAGAATACTTGCATAAACGTCACAGAGTGACGTCGGCCTGTTATTCGTATCACGTTCTGTTTTTACATCCACACCAATCTTTTCATGCACTTCAACACAGTCATTGCCTGCCGGTTTTTCGTCATGCGAAACATGCTTAAATTCAAAAATAACGCGTACTTTGCTCATGGAATTACCCCTGCTGATTAAATTCATTACCTTTAATAACCCCGGAACGCATGCTCATATCTTTCATGAGCGCACTGGCTTTCATTGCCACAAGTTCAGCAAAGTCTCTGCTTTCCGCGAGCATAACCACCCCAAAAATCATGGCGGGTCCATCACCTTTCTGCTTTATCCCGGTTGAACGTATGTCCAGACTTACCCCCATGCGCACTGTTCCATCAGCGTTTTTATGGATAACGTGCTCCTTGTATTCGAAAATAATGCGTACGACTTTACTCATCCTCTGGTCCTCGTTCTGTTTGGATAACTGACCCGGCGTCTGACCTCACGGCAGAACCGAATCATGGCATTAAAGGCTTCTTCCTCCGTCACCGCTTCCGGTATCCCCGGAACCAGTAACTGCTCCTGTTCATCACGTCCATGACGCGCCATAACCTCAATCACATGCCGTACCGTGGCAGGCTTTCCGGCAACTATCGGCAATGCACCTTCCGGCAGGACGTAACCAAACTCAATAAGACCACTCGACCACGCCCATGCAATGAGATTTTTTTTCACCTCACACCTCCCAGTAAACCGTGCAGCCGCTGATGCGGGTGGCCTTCACACGGCGGCGCAGGCCGTTGGTCTGTATGGTGATTTCAATTTCACCGGTTCCCTGCACGTTGCCTACCGGCGGCGTGGTTTTCAGTGCAAAACGTTGCGGATAGCGCTTACTGCGTTCCAGTACCGCACCGGCAAGTTCGGTCAGACGGCGCGCGCTGTTCAGGGAGTCGAATAAATTCATTTTGTTACCGCAGGATTGCATATTCATATAACACCTCATTTAGCTGACTTGTTTCGCACCAACAGAACGGCATATTCCGCTGTAAACGTCTGTCGCACCTTCGCGATCAAGTCCGGCAGATATCACCATTCGTGTGCGGTCATTAAATTCAAAAAGTAAATCGCCACATTCTTTATTTTCGGCCAGTGAAATCACCTTCACGTTATCGAAATTAACCAGGTAAAAGCGTCCGTAAATATCAGGAATATTAAATACCGCCATAATCACACCTGTGAGAGTAATTCAGGGTTGGTATAAACCTCTTTAAAGGCCGCATTAATATGTTTTTCTGTCAGCGCCGCGCCTTCACCGCTGGCGGTGAGCCACGCCTGGTTAAGCGTATGTGTCAGAACGCGTAACGCTCCCGGCTTTTCAGCGATAGCCTGCATGACGGCCAGCTCGGCCTCACCACTGATCCCCCACGCCCTGGCAATGGCCAGCACATCCGCCTTTTTGGCCTTGCGAAGTTGTTTTGTACGGGCAAGACGGCTGAACAGGCGCGATAAATCATCAAAGGCGCGGCGTCCACCTTTAAACAATCCGCGCGGGTTACCAATAAGCACCATCCCGATCCCCGTGGCGTCCTGAATTGCCCGGAGTTGCTCCAGACCGTCAATACCAAGATGATCCGCCTCATCCACAATCACCAGTCCACGCGTTCCCATCAGGCGACGGCGGATGGCGCGGGATAATGCCCCTTTGTTCGCGCGGGTGTAATCAATCCCCAGCGCATCGGCCAGCTCCAGCAGACACTCCGTGACGCTGGAGTGCGCGGGTGACAGGGTGATCATCCAGGTGTTTGGTTGCTCCTGGCAGTAATTACGGGCAGTGGCCGTTTTACCCACACCCGGTACGCCCACAATAACGTTAATACAGCCCATCAGACGAACCGCCTGAAACAGTGCGCGCAGCTCCTGGACTGTCTGCGTTTCCACAAACTGCGGCGGTTCCGGCAGTGCGCTTTGTTTATTCCAGTTCTCATACCAGGAACGCAGGGAAGCAGCCACAGCAGCGTTATCGCCTTTATATTTTCCCTTACGGAAAGCCGATAATGTGCCGTCGGAAATTCCCGCCTCTCTGGCGATGGCATACTGCGTCAGTACGCCGCCATCAATAAGTTCATCAATGGTCTTGATTACATCGTTAATATCAGTCATATTATTAACCTCTCATTTGATACCTTGTTTAATCAAATAACCTGAGTCGCCGCTCGGGTTATTTTTTTATTTCAGGCCAGCGGGTCATTTTCTTTTAATTTCGCTTCCAGCAACTGCAATCCCCGCTGGAAATTACGCTCGTATTCTTCATCAGGTTCATCGTCAGCGACCGGTTGCTGAACGGTCACCGTATTACCCACAGGGCGGTATATGTTTTCCAGCCAGGGCTCCTGCGGCTTGTGCTCCAGCACGTTGACAACCTCATCCTCGGCATCACGGATTTTTTCCTCTGCGCGTTTACGCATGCCTTTAAGGCGTTGCTGCTGTTTGTAGTATTCCGCGCTAACCGGGAAGGCTTCGCGTTTATTACCGTCCCATACCGCCTCGCAAATCACGCTGCCATCCAGGCGACGTACGGTAATTCGTTCGGCATCATGAATGTCATAGCTGATAAGCACCTTACGACCATGCTCGTCACGCAGCTCGGGCGCGTAGTAAATATTATTCAGCCAGCGTATTTCACAGCGTCTTACAGGGCGTTCCACCATCGGCCGGAACATATCCCGCAGCTCAACATCGGACAGCCATTCAATTTCCGTGTCCTCTTCCGCCAGGCGTTTTTTTCTGAACTCCGCCGGGCTGTAATGCTTGCCGTTCGGCTTCACCGGTAATTCATCGTGCGGCCGGTTGTTGTACCACTCAACACCGTCACGAATGGCATCAATCAGTTCAGACCAGGACGGTAAATCACGCATCGCTGACTGCTGCCGGGCGTTCAGCCGTTTGCCCTGTTGCAGGGCAGTAAATGCCGAGCGTAAATCGCGGTTGGTTTTGCGTAACGTCTCGCGATCTGCACCTTTCCCGAAATAGGTGCGGTATTTACGGGCTATGCGCATCGGTAATGTGCGGTTAAGCCGTTCGATAATGCCTCGTCCCTGCGGATTACCGGCAATCCCGGTCGGGTGATTAATCCCCAGTCGCGGCAGTATCCCCACAACCTCCTTATCCAGGATGTCGGCGGTTTCCCCGGAGCCGTTATCCGAGTAATACAGAAACGGTTTGCCGTGATGGCGAATGCCGTGCTGTATGGCACCGGCTACGGCGAAAACATTTTCAGCCAGGTCAAGGCTCCAGCCCACCACAAAGCGCGTGCCACCGTCGATAACAAAGGTCACTTCCGGTGCAAATGGCCGACCGTGAACCGGGTGTGCGCATTTCAGCTTCATGCCGTGACCGTCACCAATCCAGACATAATTCACCGGCATTTTTGACCAGTCGCGGCGCGTGAATCCCTCAAGCTGGCGGTATTCACTGCCGGTCACCCGGCCTTTTTGTTTCACCACTTCCGGCAGTTTCTTCATTGCGCGGCGAATGGTGTCATAAGACGGCATGATATCGAGCATATAAGGCTCATCAGCGTGCCGGTGCTGCCATTCAGCGACAAAATCCTCGTAAGCCTCGGTCATTGGTCGGCCGTTTGACTGGCGATACTGCGCCAGAAATTCGGGCAGCCAGTTAATATCTTCGGCTTTTATTTCCTGGCGCTTACCCGGTGCCAGTAAAAGCAGGCGTTCAGCGGCGTTCTGCGCCTTGTTAAAGGCCGCAATCCAGCGTTTCAGCGTTATTTCACTCAACGCACGGCTGTTTCCCTTTTTGGCGTTCGCCGTCTCAACCATTGCCACAATGCGCTCGTCCAGTTGCGAACGTGCCAGGTTGTCAACGATAAACCGGATAGCTTTCGCGCAGCTGAAACCGGGTTGTTGCGCGACTTTCATCACTTCGCTGACGATCGCGATTCGTGCATCAGCCACCTGGCGCTGGTTTTCAGTCAGGGCATTGAGGCGTTCGACCATCAGTTGTGGTGATCCGCGATATGCCTCCACCGCATCAACCACGTCAGATGAGCGTCTGGCCTTTGTCACCACCGGAGCCGGTGATTCATCGGCTTTTTGCGTCATCAGTTGCAGGGCATAGCGTTCGCGTACTGCCTGCTGAACAGTTAAAGGCAAAGCTCCTATTTCACACTCTAAAACTTTCCCTTTTACCCCTGGTTTTAGCCGCGTTTTCCACGCTTCCCTCTTTGCTTTTTTGTGCAGACCTGCCAAAGAACTAGGTAGGTCACTGAATGAAATCAATTCAGTCATTGCAACCCACATATTTCCTCCGCGCACGTCGTTCATATCTAGTAGGCCAAATAACCTGTGGCTCTACACCTATAGCCCTAGCAATTATCTTTTCACCTTTAGGGTAGGGAACTCGCAAAGCATTACCCAAAGTCCTAGGCTGCAAATTATTTTCCCTTGATAAACGTGACAAATTGGTATCGCGTTTTTCTAAGGCTGCCTTTATATCGGCGGAAGACCAATCTTCAATAAGACTCACAATGGCCCCCTGTGTACTTTCTATGGCAAACTTTATTACTCATGTGTGCTACTCTATTGAGTTACTCACTAGTGTATGTTTGATATGTTAGATATTAACTTAGTAAATATCAACTGGTTAATTTCAAATTTTTAAATTTGCTCTGTATCTATTTGTTTTTTATTGAGTTATTTTTGAAATAAACCACATAAAAGATATGAACAAAAGTTAATATCAAATGGAGTTTGATATGATCCTTGACCAAGAATGGATCCTTGCCAGTGACTTGTTGGGGGTTGGAGGTCTTCCTTCATCTCTGGCTGGGCTTCATAAACGAGCAAAAAATGAAGGATGGGAAAAACGTTCGGTAACTACACCTGGTATCAGAGGGAGAGCATTTGCCTACCGTTTAAGCGACTTACCTGCACATGTTGTTTCCATCATTACAGGTAGTGCAGAAATAAAACACCAGCCCCCTCAAAAGAACGGTGGCAATAGCGAGTTGCTCGAACTCATCGACACTTTGAGCCAAGAAGAGCAAGAATTAGTTATTTACACCTTGAGAAGGAAAGGGGTAGAAAAATTGCTGGAATTCTGCAATCAAGAGAATCAAGAGTTGATCGCTTTAACAGGTATTCGACGCCTGGCAGCATTGAGCCTTAATAATTTATCAGATCAAAAGGTTAGAGAGATTTTCGAGGGAGATGAAACCAAGGATCATCATTTCAATTTAACCCATAAAGAAGCCAAAGCGTAACCCCATGAAGCCCAGGCCATGCACTTAGCGAGCACTTTCAACTTGATTTGTGACCAGATCGATATTGATATAAACTTTTTAGCATAAAAGACATTTTAAGTACTTTTAAAAACGTCCATAAGCAGTATGTGCAGTATCAAATTTGTTGCCGATACCTTAATTTTATACCGGATTTTATTTAATCAGTATCAAAACTAAACAACCTCCAGAATCATCGATCACCTGTTTTATTTCAGTATCTTACAGGTGATTTCACCTCCTTTCACTAAAACCCTTGTCGGTATCAAATGATTTACCTGGTTACACTCTGCACTGCCGGGCGATATCCTGCTGTGCTGCTTCGGCGCATCGGTGGCTAATCATGCCGCCATTTACTGCGGCAACGGTGAACTGCTTCACCATCTGCCTGAACAACTGAGTAAACGGGAGAGGTATTCCGAAAAATGGCAACGACGAACGCATTCTGTCTGGCGTCACCGCCACTGGCACGCATCTGCCTTCACGGGGATTTACAACGATTTGGCCGCCGCTTCAGCCTGTATGTGAACACGGCGGCGGAAGCCATCCGCGCCCTGTCGCTGCAGGTGCCGGGATTCCGCCGTCAGATGAACGAAGGCTGGTACCAGATACGCATTGCCGGTGAGGATACGGCACCGGAGGCGGTGTATGCCCGCCTTCACGAACCACTGGGTGAGGGAACGGTTATCCATATTGTGCCGCGACTGGCCGGAGCCGGAAAGGGCGGACTACAGATTGTGCTGGGGGCAGCTGCCATTGTGGGGTCTTTCTTCACGGCCGGAGCATCAATGGCGTTATGGGGTTCAGCCCTGGCAGCCGGTGGTTTTTCTGCCACCACGATGCTGTTTTCACTGGGTGCCAGCATGATACTGGGCGGTGTGGCCCAGATGCTGGCCCCGAAGGCAAAAACACCGGATTACCGCGCAACGGATAACGGCAGACAGAACACGTATTTTTCCTCACTGGACAACATGATTGCCCAGGGCAACCCGATGCCGGTGCCCTACGGTGAAATGCTGGTTGGTTCACGACGTATCTCTCAGGACATCAGCACCCGTGATGAAGGCGGAGACGGAAAGGTGGTGGTTATTGGTCGACAGGGATAAAACATAAAAAAATCCCGCAGTGATCGCGGAGCTGCGGGGACAGACAAATGAAGATTAATGTTAAGGAGTTGTTTTTGTTACTCGGGCAAAAAAACACTAACGCAGCGAAATTATAAGCGCCACAGTCAGTGTGTGAAAATGTGAAGATATTCAGAATTTTTATGCCATTACCGGTTTTAACCAACAGGATTATCGGTGGGCATGAAAGAAAACCCCGGTATCTGCTGATACCGGGGTTTCTGTTTAGCATGGCAGAAATGTGTTTCATGCTTTTCGGGCGAAGGATATCCGACTTCTGTACGGAATGGCAAGTGGCGGTTAATTTATTCAGGGGAAGGCTGTATGGGAAAAGGTGGCGGTAAGGCACACACGCCTCGTGAGGCGAAGGATAATCTCAAATCCACGCAGATGATGAGCGTGATTGATGCGATTGGTGAGGGACCCATTGAAGGTCCGGTGAAAGGCCTGCAGAGTATTCTGGTGAACAAAACCCCGCTGACGGACACGGACGGTAATCCCGTGATACACGGTGTGACCGCGGTCTGGCGCGCCGGGGAGCAGGAGCAGACACCACCGGAAGGCTTTGAGTCCTCCGGAGCTGAAACTGTACTGGGTGTGGAAGTGACGAAGGCAAAACCGGTGACACGCACCATTACGTCAGCGAACATTGACCGCCTGCGGGTGACCTTCGGGGTGCAGTCACTGGTGGAGACCACGTCAAAGGGTGACCGTAATCCGTCCTCTGTCCGTCTGCTGATTCAGTTACAGCGTAACGGTAACTGGGTGACAGAAAAGGATGTCACCATTAACGGCAAGACCACCTCACAGTTCCTGGCCTCGGTGATTCTGGATAATCTGCCTCCCCGCCCCTTTAACATCCGGATGGTCAGGGAGACGGCGGACAGCACCACGGACCAGCTGCAGAACAGAACGCTGTGGTCGTCATACACCGAAATCATCGATGTGAAACAGTGCTACCCGAACACGGCCATTGTGGGGATGCAGGTGGATGCGGAGCAGTTTGGTGGTCAGCAGATGACGGTGAACTACCATATCCGCGGTCGCATCATCCAGGTGCCGTCAAACTATGACCCGGAAAAACGCACGTACAGTGGTATCTGGGACGGCAGTCTGAAACCGGCATACAGCAACAACCCGGCCTGGTGCCTGTGGGACATGCTGACTCACCCGCGCTACGGGATGGGAAAACGCCTGGGGGCGGCGGATGTGGACAAGTGGGCGCTGTATGCCATCGGGCAGTACTGCGACCAGACGGTCCCGGATGGATTCGGGGGCACAGAGCCGCGGATGACC